ATGACCGATCAACGCTACTTTGCTGACGGAAAGGAGTTCTTGTACCCCCACGCCGGAGATGCGTTAGCACCTATAGATACTAAAGTGCTTTTATTATCTAAGGGTGGTATTTGCACCGTGGGCTTTTGGGGTGACTGGTGCCTTGGCTGGTTGCCATTGCCAAAAAGAAACAAAGAAAAGGAATTAAGTGAGAAAGTCTAACCAGCTACGAATACGCGCTTTACTGCGCGGGGTTGAGGATGGACTTACGGCGACCGAAATAGCGGTACGCATTGACTCAGACCCTCGCGCAATTATTAACTCCCTGAAGTGTATGCCAGACGCTTACATTGACAGATGGACACCCGCCTCATATCAAAAAAAACATAGCGCCGTATGGTGCGTTGTTACCCCGCCAGCTAACTGCCCTAAACCAAATGAATGACCTACCAAACTTTGCCGCTTGGAGCAACGAAAATTTAGCTAACTTTGCACGGGACTCTTACATTCGTATGCAAGAACAGCAAGAAGCTATTGAGCAATACCGTCAAGACCTTAAAGACGCTATGAAGGAGTTACGCAAGCTGACTAGCAAGTGATTGAACCGAAGAAACCCTATTAAACCAACCTCTGCCAAAAGTAAAGTAGGTAGGAAGGCTTTCAAGAAATTGAAGCCTTTTTTCGTTGTACTGTGCAATCACCTCAAAAGGGCTAAAAGCCTGTACAGCGGCCAAAGTCTTTGGGCCAATAGAACCATCCTGCCGTACTCCTACAAGCTCCTGTAGCCACTTTGCAGCCCTTCCAGGGCCACTATTGATGGCAGCATCAAACACAGCGTAGTCCAGACCTGACGGAAGCAGGTCGCCAGATACTTTGTCCCAATACTTGCGCTTGTACAAAGGAGCCACCATAGCGGGTGTCAGAGCACGCATATCCGCCTCTGACACTGGATGGCCTACGTACTCTTCCCAAGTCGCTTTAGTGCATCCTAAATTGGTCATGCCGCCAGGGTCTTTGGGGTCGTTTACAAAATTTCCTTCCGAGGCTAAAACGTAAGAAAGTGCAGTTTTAAAATTTGAAATCATGGTGGTGTAAGATGTTTTTGCGGCATTTCGCCGTGCTAATTTTTGGAGAATATTATGATGTTTACTGTTACGGTTGACTTTAACAAGTCTGGCTATTTTGAGTTTGCTACAGAGTCAATTTTTGAACTTGCTGAAATGGCAAAGATGTTGGGAAGCCTGGAAGTTGTTGATGAAGACGAAGACTTTGCTGATGACGAATTTGACATTCCAGAAGAGATCGCTCAATACTTTGACGATGGAGAAGAGTATATCTATGACGAAGACGCAGAATGCTACTGCTGGTACGACGAAGAGCACGAGGCTTGGTATTGGCTGAACATTGAAACCGGCGAATGGTTGCTGGTGGAAGACTTGGAAGGCGTTGAAGTTGAGCAAGAATAAAGCTCTATAAGAACAAATGTCCGATATATATTACATATATCGGACTTTTTGTTCTTTAAAGGCCACTTACATCAATCACTTCACCCCTAAATTCCACTTGACCCTCGCTCCATTTGTGTACCAATTCGGGCCACAATAGTTTTCCATCTTTGAATGTTAGTACGGCAAAGCCAGATCGATGGTTCTGTGGGTTTTCTTCAGCGTAGTCAAACTGTGGGCCGTTAATCTCTGCAAGAGTGCCCGTATCCACGCCAAAACGGTTGCCGTTGTAGTCTGCATAAGGCGTAACCTTCAAGCTGTGCAAATGACCCGTTACGATGCTTTTACCAGCCCCTACGGTATTGTTGTGGGTAGCATGGATGCCGCCTTTGTATCGGTGTTTAACAATTACATCTTCTGTCACCCAGACCGACATACAGAATTGCCACTCGGGGAAGTGGTCTTCTAACTTGAATCCTGGTGTTTGTACGTATTGCGGCGCATTGGCTGCTAGACGCATTTCAAACCTAGCGTCATGATTGCCCATTGTGTACACGAGACCAACATTGTGGCGTGATTCTTTTGCAGCCACCACAACTTCACCTAACATTTCCTTGCAGGCTTTGAGTTCGTCAATCACACTCGGTGTTCTAGTCCAGCCCAGAGGTGGATGGCGAGAGATAGATGCACCGTCAAAAGCATCGCCATTGCAAATAACTGCTTTTGGTTGTAGCTTTTCAATCGCCCACAGTAAACCTTGAAAAGCAGTAGTCCGTATCCCAGGCCAGAAATGAGCGTCAGAAAAAACAATAACGGTTCCATTTTCAATCCCAAGTTCAGTCTTTGGCCGCACAGGAGAGTAGGTGTACCTTGGCTGATCAAGGGCTTGTACGGGTCGATTTGTTTCTAGCTTTACGTTTTGCGAGACTTGGATGGAATTTCGTTTTGCGTAAACGGCTCTCTCAGAGATGCCAGTAATCTTTGCGATCTTTGTGGGAGACTGGTGTGTGTTCCACAACTCAATAAATTCCTGATCTGAAATAACAGCTTTCATGTTAGTCCTTTAGAGCAAACTTCAGGAACTTAACATATTTACGTTACTTTGATGCTACGCCGTTTATTTTTTCAATTGTACGAAGTCCACCAAGTCCAAGCATACCCATAAGAACGGGAAGCATTTCGGTAAGATTGGCGGGAGATAGATCAAGAGAATGTCCAGCCAATGCCAATCCAACTTTAGCAATCGGCAAGCCAATCCAGTTCCAGCCACAAGCTGCGCCACAGACCCAACCAATAAATGGACGCCAGCCCGAGACAAACACGCTTGGGTTTACTGCCTCTGCTTTATTGGTATCAATTTGTCCTTGTACTACCATTACAGCCGCTGCAAGTTGCTGTTTGTCAGCTTCAGTCTTGTCGGGCCAAATTTTGTTGATGGCGGTATTGACTAAATCAGATACAGCGCCTAATCCGGTAATGTCCATTATTTATCCTGCTTTGCGTCAATTTTGTCAAAGATTTTGTTCATCATTTCTTTAAGTTCGCGTATATCTTGACGGTAATCATCTTTAGCAACGTATTCTTTAGGCAAGTCTTCTCGCAACTTAGCAAGATCAAACTTTAGTTCTTTGACTGCCGACCATAATTCTCTGGCAAACCAGCCAAGAACTGCCATTATGGTGCTAAGGCCAATGTTAAGAATTTGTTGGTAGTCCATGATTTTACTTTGCTAAAGCGTTTTGGTTTTCTTGCTGAGGAGCAAGGGCGTTAACTGGTTGCTCTTGCCTTGTGGCAATTCTTGCCGAAATTGTACCCGCCTTACCCCAAGATGCGGGATCAGCTAACACGCGAAGGACTTTGCTTTTTTCGGCTGTTGGCAATGTATTTAACATTTCTAATGCGCTTTTTCCAGAAGCCATGCCTTTTTGCATTTCGGCAAAAATCTTTTTATTAAGGCGCTTTTCTAAGATGTCTAATGTTAAATTGGCCGCTGTAGTAGCGCGGTTTAAAAAACTTGGAAAGCGCAAGCGAAATGAATCTTCGCCAATTACTTTTCCAAGTGCTTCAGTACCGGCAGTTGCCGCCTCTTTCATTGAAACCGTGCGCTCAACATTACTTGCTACTTTTTGCAACGTGGGCATCTTGCTACCCATCTCTTTAAAAATGTCGTAACTGCCTGGTCCAAAAATGGCTTCTACAGCATCTGGATTATTACCCCGAACCAATTTGACATATTCGTTTGGAGCGTTTTCAAACAACTTCGCAGCTTGTGCAGCCATTGCTTTTTGGTCAATAGCCTGCATACCTTGAGAGTACGTTTTAAGGTAATCTTTCCAGCCTGTACCGCCAGCGGTTTCAATAGCGTCGTCAATAAGTGGTCTAACTTCTTGCAACACATTGCGCGTTACTTTGGCGCTAATCTTGGGATCAGTCTGCCCCATGATTTGCATGATGCGCTCGTTTATACCTTCTTTGCGAAGGGTGTAAAGATCATGAGCGTCAATAACTCCACCACCTTTTTCGGTCAAATTCGCAATGTCATCTTTAACGGCTTGCAACACTTTGGTCATGTTAGAACTAGCACGAAGTCCTGGCGCGGAAAGTTTTTGGTCAATTGCTGCTGTAATGCTTCCAGCATCCAATGGTCTTAAACCATGAGCCTCAAGACTGCCAATTTGACGTTCAATAAATCCAGCCTCGGCACGGCGTTGCTTGGCAATATCTGCAAAAGTGTCTGATGTTGCTTTCCACTCTTGTGAACGATCACCAGCAGTTAAAAAGCCAGGCTTTCCTTTGGCTGCGGTTGCCGCTTGTTGAGCCGCTTCTGTACCGGCATGAATACCCGACACGCCAGGTGCCGGTGTTCCAGCCGCACCAGAAGGTAAGTTTGCGGGCATACCTTCACGCAACGCATTTACCATGCTTGCTTGGCGCTGTTGCATTTGTGGAGTCAAACGATTGGTTGTTTGAGCAGCTTGATTGGCCGCTTGCAATTCAACATTACGCATTTCAGCGGTTAATTGATTCAATCGTTTAATGGATTGCTCATAAGCTGCCCGCATTTCTGTTTCATTGCCGCCTTCGGCCATGCGTTGCAATTGCGACAGATCATCTGCCGCCTGACGTTTAAGTAACGCAGATGCATCATCTGTTTTGCTAGTCATAGCCCCAAGGGCTTGCCAAGCGTCTTTTTGAATGCCCGATGTAGCTTGCGCTGCCGTAACGTCAGAAGGAGAAGCCATTAGCGCGGCACGAATAGCTCCAATCCGATCACCCGCAACATCACGCGCAATTTTTCCAGCGCCAACTTGTGCCAATTTGCCGCTAAAAGCATCAGTCAAAAACCCTGCACTTTTAGCTAGTCCCTTAACAATAGGAGGCGCTGCAACAGCTAAACCCGCACCAACAGTTGTGCCAGCACCAATTTCGTCAGGGTTGGTAAGCGCCGCAGTTGCGGCACCAGTTACGCCGCCACCAACAACTCTTGCGCCAATATCAGCAGCGCGGGTAGCTAATGGAACGCCTTTGGTAACGGGAATGCCTGAACTAAAACCAGACGACCGCAAAGCATTGACAACTGGATTAATTAGGGTTGGCGCATACGGCGCTACTGCTGCCAATGGCCTAGCTATCACGCCGCCAATAGGCAATGTTCCAGCAACTTCACCAGCTAATTTTCCGCCACCATAAGCATAAGATTCTGGCTCTGCGCCCATGCTTTTAAGCGCCTCATCCATTGCCATGCGTCTAGCAGTATTTTCTTCTGCGGATTCAAAAGGACGTATTAAACTAGCGCCAATTGAACCCGCACCTCTTACCGCACCGGCTGCAACATTACCTAAAAATTGACCTGTTTCTTGAGCAAAAGATTTACGTGGACCAGGAACGCCGCTAGACGGTGCAACGGGTTTTGCGCCAAAAGTTTGAGATGCAAATGCTTCAACTTGAGCAGGCGTTGCGTCATCTGGGCCTTCAAAGACGTGTATTGCACCGTCTGGGCCTTGAACACGATATTTGGTAGCCATTATTTTTTGCTTTCTGTGCCAAGGTATTTGAATCCACCGGTTCCTTGCGTAGCAGCAGCAGGTGCATTAGCAGTTCGCATACCTGCTTTAGTTTCAGGACCAGATGCAAGAGCCGCACCCATTTCCTGATTCATCACATTAAATGCTTCATTAAGTTGACCTTTAGACATTGCGGCGTTCAAAATCTCACGCGCATGATTCTTATCCGACACTGTGGCAGTGCCCTTAGGATTAATGGCACGGGCATAAGTGTTGACAATAGCATTAAGTGATGTAGCCAAACCAACAATATTTGGATCGCCTGTGTTTTTAGCCACATAGTTACCGGCAGCATTAAGAACTGGGTAATCGGTAGGATTGACTTTAGTAACATAAGGTTTTGCTACTTCAATCATTTTGTTGGCTTCATTTGCAGCAACTTGCACATTGGCAATCTGAGTGCCAATTGCACGTTGTCCAGCGGTCATACCAGCATTTTCAGCTTTATTAGTGCGAACGTCAGTAGCAGCTTGTGCCGCAGTTTGACCGCCACTCATAGCCAATTCACCTGCTCTAGTCAGAATTTTAGAGCGAGCAGCAGCAGCCATTGGCCCCATACCTAATGGTGGCAATGTTCCAGTTTGGCGATATGTCTCAGCTATGAAATCAATTGTTTCCGGAGTAAGGTTTCCAGTAGCCATTTCAGCTTTAAGACGCTGTTGTGCATTTGCAAGATTTCCTTGAGATACAGCAAGTTGGCCTTGTTCAATTGGAATACGCGCTGATTCATATGGCGTCATTCCCATCTCAAATCCAGCGCCACCAACTTTTTGACCAAACGTAGGGCTTCTTGGGTTCTTGTCTATGAAAAACTTAGTTTTGCCATCTGTAATTGCTTCAGGAATAGGCGCTATGCTTTTCGCAAACTCAGTTTGTCCAAGTGTTGATTTCTGTATAAAGTCAGCAATTCCTGCCGGTCCTTTGGCAGCAGCAGCTTGAATTGCTCCTTGCGTTTGTTCTGGGGTAGAACCACTAGCACGAAGAGTGTCACCCAACAATCCTTGATGATTGGATTGATGCCATGCCAATAATTGTTGGCCAGCATCTGGGCTATAGGGGTCAATCTGATTCAATCGTTCTTTTGATTGTTTTAATTGAGCGTCTACTGTTTCTATTTTTGCTTTAGCCAAAGCAACGGGTTGCGCTGCAATTTCACCCAAAAGTTTTTGTTGAGTAAGTGCCGCTTGTTGTTGTTCCAAACGTGTTTTTTCAAGCGCAGGAATCTGACTTCCAGCACCGTTAGCAGCTAAAGACCTACGAACTGCTGCATAATCCATTTCACCTGTGTCTGGATTGACACCACTAGCATAAGCCTGATTCAAAGCATTGGCTTGAACATCAGCCCGTTTAGCCTGTGCAAGCTGGTACTGCGCCAAAGCATTTTGATTTTCGCCAACATTCAACTGCTGCATCTTTGCATATTGAGTAAAAGGATCAACTGGCGCTTGAGGCTGATAGCCTTGTGCAATTAATGCATTTAAATCTGCCATGATTAATACCCCCCGCCTGCTTGCATTGGAATTACAGAACCAGGTTGATTTCGAGCCAACCAATTATTAAAATTAGTTTGATTTTGATATGTGCTTGCAGCGGTTCCAAGGCCACTAGCTAATGTGTTGGCTTGCCCCAATTGACCAGCCCCAATTGCCTGACCAGCAGCCATATACGCATTGCCAGCATTAGTGGCATAGTTACCGGTATTTCCAGATTGGTTACTAGCAGCAGCTTGACCTGATGACATTAAATTTCCCAACGGCTGAAGTTGGTTTGCACGATTAGTTTGATAGCGTTGAAACGCATTGTTGTATTCTTGAGATGCAGAGTTTTGGGCGTAGTCTTGAATGCCCTTCATTGTCTGACCAGAAATAGCGCCACCACGACCGGCAGCTGTATGCCCAAGTTGTTTCAAACCTTCACTAAGTCGAAATGCGTAACCAGGATCTGCTTGGTAGTCAGCCATGCTGAAATCCCTAGCGTATTTTCCGTAATCTCCAGCGCCAGCATTTCCACCAAGTCCAAGCAACTCCATTAATCGGTTTTGACTTGTCAGACCCGCTTGTCTGTAAGGTTCTTGTAAGGCTAACTGCTTGTCTAACGCAGCAGCTTGCAAGTCAGCAGAACGATTTGCTGCATCAGCTTGCGTTGATGCTGCCGATTTAGCGCCCGATGCTCCAATTAACCCGCCTACAACAGAGGCACCAGCTACCCAAAAAGTCATAACAACACCTCAATTGGTTGATGTTTAATTTGATTACCAGGACTATAGTTATTGCAGGCTTCTTCTTCAACTAGTTCAGATTCAGCTTCTTCAACAGTTTTAGCTTCAATAGCATGAAAAGTCATACAAAGTGCGTCAGTCATTGCATAGACAGCGCGCTTTGTTCCTGGATTGCTTGAAAACAAATGAGGCCCAGTAACCTCTTGAACACCATCATCCGTTGTAATTGCTACAGTGCCAGACACAATTAAATAAAAGTGTTCTTTCTTATGCACCGCACCAACAACTAAAACACCAGCTTCACGAAACACTTCTCGGCAGTACATACCGCCATGAAAAGTATGCTTTGTAATAGGTTTATATTGCGGAAATTTTAAAAGTTTTGTTTGTAAAGCCTCAACTTTTGACCGCATATCAATTTGTAAGTCGCTCATATTATTTTACTATTTTATGCAACCGCTATACAGCGCCATTTGCTTGCTGCTACGTTCCAAACAAATCCAATGTCAGTACGAACCCCAGACGTTAATGTAGTCGGCAAGGTAACGGTTCCAGATGACTCAAAAGATGCGCCCCAAGCCGTGATGTTAGCAGTGCTTGTAATGGAAATCCACAACTTTTGCCCATTTACGGGGGTTCCAGTCAGATTGGTTGTAAACGATGTAATGGCTACAGTCTGACCTGTAATTACCATCATATCGTAGCTGTCTGTATTTAAGGTGGGCGTTGCGCTGTTTGCCGTGCTTGCAAGAACGCGAGGTTTAATCCATTTGTTAGTCAACGTCTCTGTGCCAGCATACGTTGCAATTGATGCACCAGCTAAAGTGGTTTCGCCCGTACCGCCGTTGGCAATAGGAAGTGCCGTGCCTGAATAGCTAATAGCCAAAGTACCGGAAGTAGTAATTGGGCTTCCTGTAATTGACAAAAATGATGGGACAGTTGCCGCTACAGATGTAACTGTTCCAGTTCCGCTTATTGTCGACCATGTTGGGGTTCCACTGCCTGCGCTAGTTAAAACTTGACCAGCGGTTCCTGCTGAAGTAAAAGCATACGCCGTCCCGTTGCCGTAAGCAATTGCCCCAGCCGTGGGGGTTACAGTTCCATTTGTGCCGCCGTATTCAATGGCAAGTTTTCCACCCAAGGTAACTGCACCAGTTGTTGCCGTTGATGGCGTTAAACCAGTTGCGCCTCCAGACCAACTCAAAACACCTGAATTGGCTATTGATATAGCGCCAACTCCATTAGAAATGGTAATTCCCGTACTTTGCGTTAAAGTTTTAAGGGTGTATCCATCTCCATTGCCAATCAATAATTGACCATTGGCTGGGATTGTTCCTAGTCCAGTGCCGCCATTTCCTACTTGCACAATACCAACGCCGTTGCCCGTAATGCCGTAAACATTGTTAAACCACAAAAACCATTGTGGCGAAACCATGTTTGTCTGCGGGTCCAAGAAGGGGACGCGAGGCGCAGGAATTTGTGAATACGATGCGGCCATTATGCGTTTGTCGGTGAGATTAACAATTCAGCACCCATAATGGCAATTTTTACAGGGTCAGTACCAGAAATTTCATAAACACGGTCACGAATTTTTTGAGTCATACCAAGCCTGCGCCAAATCGTGCGGTATCCGTATTGACCGATAGCCCCCATCTCGCGCCAATGCTCGTTTGACCAAGTGTGACCGCCATCATCTGACCAGCGCAGCATGGCTTCTGGTGTTGCGCCTTGACCATCATTTAAGCCAACACCAGTTTCACAATCAAGTTGCAGGCTGTGTTGGGCAGTACGTTTAAGGTTATTTTGTCCTGTGGGCAAAGCACGCCATGAACGCAACCATTTTTGAATCTGTCCGTTATCAGCGTAAACATTTAGGTCAAACGTGTAGATGTTGCCGTTTTCAAAGTCGCCAACAACAGTGTTGCCACCAAAGTTACATTGGCAATTGCTGCGGTGGCGAGTAAATTCACCATCAACAAACCCAGCACGTTCATGCCAGGCTTGAGTAGACACATCGTAAACCCATGTAGCATTGGCGTTTGGGAACGTCAACACATAGAAAGCATGGCCTTCTTGCTGGTAAGTGTAGGCAAGCGCATTAGCCAGATTGCCGTATTGGGCAATAGCGTATTCAATAGCATGGGTGGAAACCCTAAGTGCAGCGTATCCGTTGGCCTTGTAAACAATACCCTGCCCACGGGCGTCTGTACCTAGCCAAAACAGCGTATTGTCGAGCTTGGCCACCGAGTAAGGGGCTACACAGCCAATCTCATTAAAAGCGCCTTGAATGGGCGTTAATGGAAAGTTGGCAAGGCCAGCGTTGTACCAAACTTCAGTAGAGTCTGTACCAAACACCCAAAGCTGTCGATGGTCTGCATTGATTGCAACTACGCCATCAGGTGAGCCATCGGCGCTAGAAAAGAACAAAGGGTCAAATACTAACGGATAAATGTAATCACCGTTAGCTGGGTTGATGGTGTCTACCGACCACAGCCGCTGACTATTAGGTTCGTTAAAAATGAACTGAGTGTCCAAATAACCAACGGTCACAGCACCAGGAAAGTTAACGTCTGTAATTTGGTTAAATTCGTTTGTTGGTTCGTAATAAGTGTAGCTAGGGCCGTTACACGCAAAAAATAACACTGCGCCATTGTCAGCAATAGACACAGGGCCAGTACCAGATACATCGCCAATCTTGACGGGTGTAGAAGTTAATCCAGTAAGTTTGTAAACCTCAGTGCCAGACACAACGTAGAAGTCGCTACCGTTGGTTTGGTGCGACCACAATGCACGAATAGGGCCAGTGCCTACGGTTTGAAGAAAGTTAAGACCAGGCGCTCGATTTAGAAATCCAGCTTCTTTGCCGCCCTCTGGAACAATCTCAGGAAACAAGTTGACCATGCGGTTATCCGCAGCGTTAATACTGCGTGCAACATACGATGCGCCAAGAATTGGCGTTTTCATTAGTAGTTTCCTGCGTAAATGTTGAACCGTTGGCGAGTAGCAATCAGCGAATACGGCATTGACATAATATCGTCAGGATTGTTAATGCGTTTTAAATTACGCTTGCTGGTCATAGCAATGCGCTGCACTTGTGGGCTAGGTTCAACGCCAAACTCAGGTGCAAATTCCATCGCCAAGTTGTAGGTAAATGCACGTAAGTAACCTGGCGGAAAAAGAATCTGAGTCGCCAAATCAGTAATTTCACCTAATTCTTGTACGCTAATAAAGTGCCACTCCAAATCTCTTGTGGGCTTGGGATAGACCGTCATCTGAATGTTGGGGTACTCCATGTTAATCCACATCACTTGTGGATAAGTAGAAGTTACCGTTTTAACGGCAATGCCGTCGTACTGCTGCTGGTTAATAAACTTGATGCCAAAGCTGACGTTAGTGCCTGGATCGCGGTAGTAAGTTGAATCGTCTAGCAAGACGGGGCGAATGCCATTAAAACCGCCAATGCTTGCGCCAGTTGGCCCAAGGTGACGTTGAATTTCACCAGCAGGCCAAGTAAATGTTTGGTCGATTGTGTTAAAAACCGAAAGGCGCTCAGTATTCCAACTGTCAATCATCTGGTTTAAAGCAACCAGCGCATCTTGAGATGTTTCAGCCGATGGCGTTTCACCTTCAGCTAGGATGCCAAGAAGTCGGAGCGCCCGATTTATCTGGTCTGCTGCGGTGTAAATTGCCATGTTAAATTTCCTCTGTTACAGCCTTGCGCGTGTATTTGCGCTTAATGTTTAGCGCATTTATTTCTGATTCAGAAATTGGGGCTGGTTCATTGGGATTGTACCGCGACCAGCCGTTTTGTTCATCAAATTCGGCTTCAAGTTCCATTGTGGCAACTTTTCGACCGTGAATGGGGTGCATTAAATAAATGTTCATACTTAAAAAGGGGGCTTGTGGCCCCCTTATTTTTACGCGCCGTGGATGATTGCAAAATTGATAATGACAGCTTCAGAGTATGAAGTAGCCGTAGTCAAGTTTCGCAATGTAATCAAAGCAGAGCCAGCAGCCAAATAAGACACATACGTTGTATACGCCCCAGCAGCACTACCAGTGGTATTGCTTGAAACACACACAATGATTGTGTCATTGATAGAAATCAAACTGTTTGTCAAAATAAATGACACAGCAGTAGAACCAGCCAATGCTGCGGCGTTCATCGTAATGCGGCCAGCAGACTTGTTCAGAGTTACCCCTGTAGACTTGTCTGTCAACTGCGTTACAGCACCTTGTGCGGCAGCGGAATAACCAATTTCAGTTGTAGCGTAAACAGTAGTGCCAACAACTGTAGATGGCGTTGTTGCGCCAATTGGACTACCATCAACAGTACCGCCATTTACGGTAGTACCGGCGGTCAATTCAGGGTCGCTATACGCAACACCAACAGGTTTTGTATTTGCCATAATTGTTTCCTTAAAAAACGGGGCCGAAGCCCCATTTAAATTTAAGCAATCCGGTACACGGTGTAAGCAGCATCGCCTGTCTTGCGGAACAAGAACTGCGCTGCACCACCAACACCTGCGGAACTACCAGTAATAGCAATAACCAAGTTGCCGACCGTAGTAATGCCAGTGCCAGCAGCTACAGTAATCAAGCCGGTTGAAGTACCCAAGTTGATAATTTTCAATTCAAACGTGCTGTTGATTTTGGCGTTGGTAAGCACAGCGTCAATTGCAGCCGCAGTTGGAAGCGTGTAGGTTGCAGCCGTGGTAGACGGATTGCCCACCAAAACGCCACCAGTAGTTTGTGCAACGGTCAAAGTGGCCGTAGCAGTTGCAGTTTGAGGCGCTGCTTGAACGCCCATAACGATTTCATTGACGTTACCATCGGTAAACTGATAACCGCCGCCAGAATTAGGGAGAGCCATAATAATTTCCTTAAAAAAATGTTACGAAAGAAGGGGCCGAAGCCCCATTCAAATTAGCCCCAGATGCGGCAAGCCATTTGAGGACGGATGGCGCTGAAGCCATACAGAACGTCAATACGGCAAGGCATACGGTCGTTGTTAATATCGTACTGACGCACAACACGCAAGCTGATACCGTTATGAACCGCACGGGCAGCCATGTCAACACCTTGAGGCAGCAACAGGTCAGCCGTGGCAAACGTGATAGCGTCCTTGTGGTAGACCAAGTTTTGTGCGTAAGCAGTAGAAGCAGCGCCCACAAAGGTCACGGCTTTGCTGTTTTGCGGCAGGATGTTCACGGTAGCCAAAGCATGGGCCGCCGAGTACATAGGAGCCACAGTCACAGTCCAAGTGCCGGACACAGCGGTAGCCGCAGCCAAAGCAACAAACTGGAACAAAGAACCAGTGGTTTCACGGGTTTGTGGGTTGACAGCAAAGCAATCAGCAATAGTGAACACATCGCCAGCAGCAATAGTAGTGGTCACAGAGCCTTGGGCCAAAGTCAAAGTTGCCGCGCCTTCAGAGGTTACAGCAGCGCCAGTAGTCGTGGAAGCCGAAGCATCGCGTGAACCAGTGGTGTGCTGCTTGATTGACTGAGACATATTGATTTCTTCAAAGCCCAATACGCCAGTACCCATCATGCCGTTCTTGAACTGCTTGCTGATAGTGTCGGTGGGGTTGAACAAACCTTTCATGCCTTCAACCAAACCAGCGTTAGCGGCAGGGTTAACGGTAGCGTAGCGAGGCGACATAACAGCAGCGTTTTCGTTCAGTTTCTGTTGGGCTTGCAACAAAACCAACGAAGTGCCAGGAGTAGTACCAGGTGTACCAACGGTGTTGCCGATGGTCTTGTACGCATTGGCAACGTCAGCATCAATGCTGGCAGCCAATTGGCTGATACGAGGCTTCAACACACGGTCTGCAAAATCGTCCAATTGCATGGTCAATTCAGCGGAGGTAAAGTTAACACCAATGTGTTTTTGATTGGCAACAGACAAAGTGGTGAATTGTTCGTTGTCGTCCTGAACTTGCAGAGCAGCACCGTCAGTGACCAAAGCGCGGTCAGGCAAACGGATACGCAGTGTAGAGCCGATTTTGGCACCTTCTACGGCGAAGCTGTCGTCGTACTGGCGGTTTACGTTACGGGTGAGTACTAGGTTGTTCTCAAGAATTTCGAGAGCCTTCCGAGTAATCATGTCAATGGTTAGGATTGAATTAGCCATAAAAAGTCCTTTGAAGTAAAAAAGTTAGCGGTTTTGCGCTTCCCACTTCTTACGCTGTCTTGCTCGTTCAGCTTCAATCCACTGCGAGTCCGTCATAGTCTTGGTAGACCTTGGATCAGTAGTGTCAAAAGCTGGCGATCCAGAAGATCGTGCAGTAACAGGCGAAATCGGTGCTGGCGCCGAAGTTGTACGTTTCATTGGAGGTTCAGAAGCTAACTTAGCCTCAATCTTTCCAATCTCCTTTGCCTGCATAAAAGGCGTCAGACGGGCGATACGATCTGCATCTTTTGGGTTTGAGCCGAGGTAATAAGCTAACTCTGGCCCAATGTCCGAAGATTGAATCGTCTCAGCCATCACGTTCGTAATGCTCAGTTTAGGGTTGTACGCGACTTGTTCAAAATCATCGTATTTGTCCCGCGCTGCTTCTTCACGTTCCTGATAACTTTCGAGAACTTGCGACTGGTGCTTTGCAGCTTCCCGCTTGGCAATCAATTCTTCTGCCTTCTGATATGCCAATGCTTCCGCATAGGCTTCAGGGTTTTCAAATTGATCAACCGTTTGAGTTGCTGGAGCCTTTACGATTTGCGTTTCCGCAGCACGTTGCGCGTATTCTCGCTCTAATTTCCGTCTTTCTTTTGCAATGCGTTTTTCAAAAATCTCCTCAATATCGGATTTGGAAAATTTTTTTTCCTCAGCCTCGTTGGGTTGATTCTCGGCTACAAGTGCGCTTTCAGGCGCTACAGGCAATTCAGAAACGGCCGCCGTTTCTGTAGCTGACACGGAGTCAACTTCCGCTAAGGTTTCTTCTGACATTTATTGAATCCTTGGATTCCCTGGTGAACGCACCAGTACGTTTGTCGGCATTATGCCTTATTTCTCCGCAATTGGTTGCGTTGTGATAATCCGCAGCAACGTGATTGCCACCGCAATGCCGCAGCCGACAAACATCTGTTGGATAGGCGTGATGGGCAGCAGGGCAACGTAGCCTTGCACAATAGACAGCACGGCCAGCAGCAGGGCGAACCAGACGGTGCGGGATTTTAGGAGTTGTGCAAGAGTTGCCATGTGATGATTCCAATGGTTGACCAGAATGTGAGTAGGGCTAGGGTGATGCGGAGGTAAATGGTGCGGTTGGTCATGTCAAATACTTCACAGATGTATAAACAGTTTGAGTACCAATACCGCTTTGCGTCACTCTTACAGCATTACCAACCAAAGTTAATGTGCAATTTGCGCCGTTTTGTTGCCAAAGAATTTTAGGCACACCGGCATTAGATGCCAATGTAGCAACCGCAGTGTAAGCAACACTTGCCGCCCTAACGGAACTTTGTACTTGAATCTGGTTATAGCCAGCCGAGGGCATGGTGAAAACCGTTGTTGTTACACCGTCTGCTGCCGAAACACTTAGCAAATTTGACCCGGCAACCAAGAAGTTATCCCAGGCTGCCGCCGTGCCGCCCAATGGCGCAATTGAACCAATGTTATTTTCTGCCAAAGTCACATTACTGTACTGAGCGCCAGCGCCAGACACAGTGGCAAATGTTGTGGCGGTGCTATTTACCGTGTTTCCATTAATGTTGATATTTTGAAAGATGTTTGTGCCACTACCAGTAAGCGGTTTAAACTGAAATGGCAGCGTAACCCCAGCAAACTCATTGTTTGAGGCAACCACATCACTAACAACAACTGAGTACGTTGGATCAACTGCAAAAATTACCGCTGGCGTTGAATTTTGTTCAAACGTGTTTCCGTTAATCACGGTGTACTTGTTGCTGGCGTCAAAAGTTGACGCGCCAAAGGTGTTGCGCTGCGCGTTTAAAAACAAAGAGCTGTAATACGTTGAGGCGCTGGCAAAAGAATTTTCAAAAAAATTTCCGTTGATGATTGCATTGTTAACACCATCAAGCCTAACACCACCTGTTAGCAGATTAGCCGCCGATTTAAACGTGTTGCCAATTAGTTTTAACTTGTTAAAAACAATAAACCAACAGTTTTGATATAAGTTTTCGCACAAACAGTTATTAACTGTTATGTAAGCATTAATGCTGACGTTGAATGGGCCAAATGCAAAACCTAATTGGTTTACTCGCCCTGTTCCTGTAAATGTTCCAGAAGCGTTGTATTCACCTTTGGCTATGCAGTTATCAAAAACTACATTGGACGAATACAAGTTAGATGGGTTAGTCGTTGCGTTTGAATCATAGAGAAGAGCGTAGCAGGTATCGCCTGCGCTAAACGCATAGCAATCCCTGACAATTACTCGCGTCCCAACCCCTTGTGTGGCATCCCCGTTGTAGCAGCGCTCAAAAATACAACCAATGACTTGAATGTCTACCGTATCTGTTTGGCTTAATCCCCATTGCAGCAAATTTGCGCCAACATCGTGCAAATACAAACGTTCGTATTTGGTTTTTCCAACGCGATACATACCAATGCAAGAAAGCGTGTTTGAAGCGTATGCATTTCCGTTAACTTCAAAATCTCTCAGAATTATGTTTAAATTGACATAACTTGACGTAACGTAACTGCTGTCTTGAATAATTCGGCCAGATGTTGCGCCGTACCATTTCAAAATAGACACACCCAACCCAGCGCCAAACAGTTCCGTATCTCCGTACACCGTTAATGTTGACGTAATTCTGTATGTGCCTGGAGGTAGGTAAATTCTGCCTTTTGCATTAAGAGCAGCCTGAATAGCAGACGTTACGTCAACGGTCGCTGTTCCCGCTTTTACATCAGAAACCTGCGCTGCGGTCATAAAGTCAAAAACACTCACACTCTCCCGCAACTTAGTCTGCACAGTCGTAGCCACCGCCCCTGTGCCTGCGGGGATGTAACTTACGGTTGCTGCGTTTGCTCCACTTACATTGTCATAAGTTCCAATTAAAACATTGGTAGATGTGTTGACAACAAATTTATAGGAAGAATCAATTGGCAACCAAATTTGACCGCCAGGTACACGGCCTGCCGAATCTAAAATGATTGGGTTAGTGTGGGCAACATTACCTGCGCTAGTCGTGTAAGTAGTGGCTGATGTAGTCGTTCCAGCAGAATAGGTGTACAACTTGCCACCTGACAATATGACTCCACTATTGTTAAAAAATTGAGTAGCTACGCCACCGACAGGAGAAAGAGTAACAGCAGGCATGTTGAATCCTTATGCGCTTAGCGCAGCAACTTTAGCTTGAAATGCTTTGATACGTGCATCAAGAGCAGCTTGATCGGCAGACAATTTGACTTCTTTGTCATCAAGGCTTTCTTGCGTTTGTTGCTGGTGCATTTCGCGGGTGTCAGATGTTGCTTCACGCACTTGCACCGCTTTTTCACGCTCTGCGCTAGATGCCTCAAATGCTTTTGCGTTATCAGCCAATGATTTTTCACGGGCTTTTAAATCATCTAACTGAACTTTGGCTTTAGCTTCTTTTTCTTTAGCAGAAGCAACCATAGTAGCAGCTTGATCTTTTGCAGCAGCCAGTTCACTAGCAGCTTTAGCGCGGTCTGCTATGGCATCTTTTGCAGCAGACAAAGCGCCTTGACGGACAGCCAATTCATCGCGCAATGCAGCCATAGTAGCCAAGTCAATTGGCAACTGTTTGGTAAAATACTCGATGTAGTTCAATGCGGGGGTATCGTTAGAGATTTGCATTTTGACCTCTTAGGAATAGTAAGTGATGTTGAGTTTTGCGCCTGCTGTCGTCTCAATGAACTGAATCTGAGAAAGATCACCATCGTATTGCAAGGTAACACCAGAAGCCAAGGGCATACCAACGGAAGCTGTAGGAGCCACGTTGTCATCGCGCCAGCGCACGTTTTGTCCCTCTGGAGTAATGATAGCAATGCGAGGTGTACCAACAAGTCCAGTCAAATCGCGGGGTGGTACGGTCAAACGAGTGGCAGAACTCAAGCTAGTGATCTGCTGATAGCCCATTACCGAGGTAATTGCTTTAAGGTTGATAGCCATTAAAATCTCCTTCTTTCGGTAAATGACCGAAGTTTAATCAACAATTGGTCTGCATAAATTATTGCAGACTTAAAAAATTCACCGCTAAAAAATCCACCGCCAAAAAAAGAATTAAACATTATGCGTCTTCAGCGCCTTCAAACTCCGGCTTTTGCTTGATGATTGCGTACAGTGCAGCACGGTCAGCGCCAGCAACGTATTCATTGCCAGCAATCTGTATTTTACCTGCGCTTAAAGGTTGTTTGCCAGCTTCACGGGCTTCTTTGGATGCGTAGCCGTAAAACGTAATTTCAGTTCCCTTGCCTTTGAAGTCTTCTTGTACGGCTCCGATGTTCCAGTACGAGGCAAAAACTGGGGCTTCTGGTGTGCCGTAGTCAGTGTTAATGGGCTTGAGTAATGCCATTTTCGTTTCCTTTGTGTTTACAGTTTTCAAAATGATAGCGCAGCATGTTGCCGCCAGCGCCTATTGTTCCGCATTGCGGACAAGTTTTTTTAGGGTGTGTCCAAGTTTTACCAAGCAATGCAAGACTTTGTGCTGGTCTTTTTTCTCCAGCACGTTTTTTGTTTGCTTCAATAACCGCTGGAAATGCTTTTCCTTTACGATGACTTGGCTTTCCTTTTAATGCTTCGCTTAATTTTGCACGTTGTTCATCAGACATTGGAGGCATTTTCTTGCCTTTGTTCCAACTTGGTTTTCCTTTTAAAGCAGCACTTAATTTTGCTCTTGCTTCAGCAGATTTTGGCGGCAACTTTCTTCCCCAATTAGGGTTAAGTTCACCACGTTTACCGAATGATGGATTTTTATCACCTGATCGTGCTTTGCTTTTTTTCAATAATACTTCTGGTGTATCTTTGCAACCAAGTCGAGTCCACTTCATATCTTGATTGTGAAGGTTGTAACTCATTTCGGATTGCTTGGCTCTCATGCCAACAAGAGTAAAAGATTCAATCTCTAATGCTCGTTTTGGTTCACCAACAAACAGAATCTTTCTTTTCCAACCATCAGGATTAGCTTCAATCAAAGGCTTGACCGTTTTACTAGAGCAAATATACCCATCATCAGGATGACAGCCTTTGCGTGTACGTGAGCCGATATACCACTTTTCAGTAGCAATCTCTTTCCACATATAAACGTAAGCTTGTTCCATTAAATTCCGTAGTCGGTGTCAATTGATTTGATAAGTGCCATGATTTTCCTTAAAACATTAAAAACATATTGCCAGTTGCAGTCTCTACAACAACACCATTAATGTAACTAACATCTAAATAAGCGTTGTTGCCAGAGCCGCTGCCCAAAAAAGTAAGCCCCGTATTATTGCCACTATCTGTGCTGTTATCAAGCGTCCACGCATTATTTTTAGTTAAAGTTCTTTGAGTTGTTGTATCTGACCCAAGCGTTAAAATTATGCTAGAAGTACCATTTACGTTAAAAGTATTAAAAGAACAATTGCTTTGAAATAAAACGGATGATCCAAAAGAATTTAAAGCAGAAGATAATGTTTCAAAAGAATTAAAACTATTTGCGTTTATTATTGTTTTATAATATGCAAAATCAACAACTCTTAAATTATAAAGATTTAATCCTGCGGCATAAAACAAATAATTGGTTGCTGGTGCTGAATATAGATCAATGGTAGATGTTCCGGCATTAAAAGGGCTTGTAATGTATGCCCCAACTATTGTTAAATTTGCGGAACCTAAATTTGCACCGACAATTGGATTGGAACTTGTGCCCAAAGACCTATTTAAACTTATTTGCCCAGAAAAATTTATACTACCATTTGAAGAGCCACCATAAATATATCCCGCTGAAGTTGTGCTTCCAACTTGATTGTAAATTGCAGTTCCAGTTGTTGGAAAAGAAACTATTTGATTTGGGTAAGTTATTGAGCCAAGCCCAAAACTATATGTTCCAGTTGTTGGAATAAAAGTTATGTTTATAGCTTGACTTCCAGAAGCCGCACCAGTTGCTCCAGTAGGTATTATTATTGAGTTATACGCTGAAACTGTATAACTTGCAGGAGTATTGTATTGAAAAGTTCCAGAAAAACCAGTTAAATCTAAAAGATTTAAATTTCCAGTTGTTGTTCCACCAACAGATAATACAACCGTATCCGAACCTCCTGTAACTTTTAAAGAAGGCATGGATAAAGTAGAGCCAGCCCAAGAACTTCCAGTCCAAGAAATTGTTCTTGTACCAACTCCTGTTGTTCCAGTTAATACAAAGGTTGGATTTGTTCCCGTTAAAACTAAATAACTTGGAGTAACAGCAGAACTTACATTGATAACACTTGCAGTTGCAATGCTTGTTACATTAACAACTCCAGTTGAACCAAATGACAGTGTTCTAGTTAAAGTTCCGGTTCCTGTTACAAAAGTTCCGCAATTCCATGCATATCCAGCTAAATTTATTGTTCCAGTAGTAAAAGTAAAAGAACCACCATTAGTTGTAGAATTATTTTGACCAAAATCAGAAGTTAATGTCAATGTTCCACTAGAAGAATTCATTACCACATTCGATGATATTGCCGTCCCATTTGTATTTATAGTTGAACTAGTTATGCTTCCGTTCAAATTTAATGTAGAACTGTGCGTCCAAAGTGTCCCACTTGAAAGCGATAAATTTCCATCAATTGTTGTGGCAAAAGTGCCTGCAATTGTATAAACGCTACCATTACTTCCTGCTGTTGTTGTTAAACTTCTAAAAGAAAATATTGCATTAATAGTTGCTGTTGGCCCAGAACCTCCAGAATAAACTGAAGGCGCACCAAAAATTACATCATCGGTTATTGTTGGGGTAGAAGCTACTGCGTTAGCAGGGAACGTGTACATATCTGCCGAAGCAATAGTTCCTGATGCAGAAGTTGTATAGGTTCCAGCGCCACCAGTAGTTCCTGTTAGTTGAGCAATAATAGTTCCGGAAGCAATTCCAGTAGAAGTATATAAAACGGGGCCAGTTCCTACTATGCCTGGAACAATAGAGCCACCGTATACTGTTGTAACGGTTAAAACCGTTCCACTTCTTGAACCCCTAAAAACAATTCCAGCGGGTGAAGTTCCCCATCCTGTACTAGAATTAATTGATTTTGAAAGTCCGCACCAATACAAAGTAGCCATTACGCCTCCTGCGACACAGCTACTGCATCCCAACGGGAATCAGCAGAGTTGTATATACATCCGATATATACCAGCTTAGATGCAACAGTAGTTGTAGGCAAAGTAACGCCAACAGCACGGAATGCGTTTGTTGCACCTGTTGTCCAAGTCAATGCACGGGCAGTTCCGTTGTCCTTAAACCTGAACATCATTCGTTGACCGTCAGCAGGAGATGCGTTTGCATCAGCGTTAATTGTCAATGCATTAGCCAAGGCAGTAATGGCGTATTCATCGTATGACGTACTATCCCAAGCAAGCGGTGATGTTACGTTTGCTGCACTATTAACCTTGGGCTTGATACTTGTTGTAATGTTTACACGGCCTGTTCCCTTTGGCGTTAGGGTTAGGTCAATGTTGGCGTCTGTTCCTGCTGTGGACAAAATTGGTGCAACACCAGTTGCTGTCCCTGTTATTAAAAAATAATTTGCACCACCAGTTGTATCAAATCTAGCAGATGCTCTATTGTTGTTTCCAATAAGAACTAAACCTGTGCTTTTTCCAAGAATATTTAATTGAACAGCAGCATCAGAACCTTGCGCTGAAATTACTGAAGCAGCACCAGTAGCACCACCCGTCACCTGTACATAGTTAACAGCGGTGGCTGTGTGGAATACGTTAAATTGAGTGGCTGCGCTAGATGCTGAATTTGTTTTAAATGCAATAGCAGCAGCAGCACTATTTTGGACAATAGGCGTTGTTACTGATGTTGTTGCTGTTAATGTTGTGAAGCTACCAGCAGCAGCCGCTGTGCCACCAATAGCCGGTGGGCTTGCAAGATATGTACTAAATCCTGTCCCGCTTACCGTAGAAGATGCGCTTAATGTAGTAAATGCGCCTGTGTTTGCTGCCGTAGAACCGATGGCAGGAGGGCTTGCCAAGGTGTCCGTGGATACGGCTTTGCTGCCGGGGTATGTAGCAAACACGCTGGTGGTGTTGCCAGCAAACGAAATAAACGCAGTGGTTCCCAGCGAGTTGGCAAATACTGTTGTACGGGTCAGCGTACTAGGGGCAGTAAAAGTTCCAAGCCCTGTTTCCCATGCAAACTCAGTTGCATCGTAGATGGCATAGTAGACGGTATTACCCGAGCCAATGCCCGTAGCAAAAGACTGGTAACCCGATACAGCACCGTTTAGTGTAAATGCCCCGGTGCCGCTTGTAGTTGAAGTCTCTTGTACCCTATCAGCGAGTACTAGTGCCATATTTAAGTCGCAGTCAAGCTAAAGGTGTAGGTAACATTCAGGGTGTCGCCGCTCACAACACTACGGTCGCCAGTGGTAAAGTCTGATGCAGAGAACAGGGTTCCAGTTGTACCGGACTTAGTGTTGTTGCTTACAAGGAAAGCACCGCCAACCGTAGCGGTTGTGTTGATGTTAAACACAGCAGGTGATGCGGAGTTGGTCGCCACGGATGGGTTAGCTGTAGTAGCTGCCACAAAAGTACAGGTTGGGCGGGTAGCGTTGCTGTAAGGGACAACCTCAGTCCAGCCAGCGTGAGAGGCCATCGTGTCACCAGCAGCGGGGGTGTTGGAAGCGCCAGCGCCGTACAAGCCAAGGTACCAAGTGGTAATCTGAGTAACAGCGGTAGCGCCAGCCGTCAAAGCAACGCTTGCCATGTACTGAATGCCTTGGTTAACTACAAGGTTGGGCAACTGCTCAGACCATTTAACAACGCCATCAGCACCGATACACTCAACAGTGTAAACGCCAGAAGCAAAAGTATTTTCTGTAGACATAGTAGTTCCTTATGCGCT